ACTGATTACGATTTATTACCAAGTAAACATCCTAAATCACCAAAAAAGAAATAATATGAAAAGTAAAAAATTTGTAACACCTAGCAGAACAAGTCCTAAAAATACTAAACGTGGTTGTCTTTGTCCAGATGGAAAAAGATACAGCAGAAAGTGTTGTGATGGTTCACTACAAGCTCAAGGAATAGGTTCTACTAGAGGCAGTAATTAAAAGAGCCACTCTTTTGAAGTGGCTTTTTTGTTTTAGTTATTTTTTTTATTTAACGTAAATTGTTTTTGTTATAAACATTAAATTTATCTTCTATAAGCTTTCTATCTTTTGATGTTTCAATTGCATCTTCTATCTCTTGCTTGTATTTTTCAGTTTCTTTTTGTGTCATAAAATGTGTATCTCCATAAAATATTTGCATATAATCTAGTTCATGTCTATTTACTATGTCACTTGTTGTTATTAAAAGGGTTTTCCATTGACTTAATGTTAAATCCTGTACGTCAGTATTACTTATTAAAAAGTCTGTGCATAAATCAACTAAGTCAGGAAATTTAATGAATTGTTCTTTTAAACCGTTTTTAAATTTTGGTCTTAATCTGTTGTATAAATTATATAGTTTCATTTTGTTTGTTTTTTAAATTACAGTGTAAATATAAATATAAATATTTAATAAACAAGCATTTTATAAAAAAAGTTTAAAAAAAAATATAACAGTTGCTATTCTCGAACGTTATTATAGGTATATACTCAAATTATGAAAGCAAACGAAATACTAAACAAAATAAAAAATATTGTTGGTGAGAAGACAGAACTTTCTGAAACAAAAATTGAGATGGCTGAAATTAAGCTAGAAAACGGAACTGTACTAGTTGCAGAATCATTTGAAGCAGGAAAATCAATATTCATAAAAACCGAAGATGAAGAAGTGGCTTTGCCAGTTGGTGAATATGAATTAGAAGATGGAAGAGTTTTAGCAGTCTCAGAAGAAGGACTAATCGACAGTATTAAAGAAGCTATCAAAGAAGAGATGGCTGATGAAGAAGCATCAGAAGAATCTAACGAAGAAACTAAAGAAGTTGAAACAGAGTTAGAAGAAGAGGATGAGAAAAAAGAAGAAATGGAATATGTAACTAAACAAGAATTTGCTGAGGCAGTTGAAGAAATCAAAGCAATGATTGAAAAAATGGGTTACAAAGATAAAGACGAAATGAGTGAAGAAGTTACTGAAAAAGTAGAAGAAACAAAAGAAGAACTTTCTGCAGTTGCTCCTGAACCTGTAAAACATAATCCTGAAGCGAAAGTAGATAATAAAATAAATTTTAAAATCTCTAGCAATAGAGTTGAAACTACTAGAGACAGGGTTTTTAATAAAATTTTTAATAATAAATAAAACATAAAAAAATGGCGGAAAAAAGTTTAAATAGCCTATCTACTACCTATGCAGGAGAGTTTGCAGGACAATATATTTCTGCAGCACTTTTGAGTGCTAACACTATCGACAAAGGTGGTATAGAAGTAAAACCAAATATCAAGTATAAATCAGTAATGAAGAAAGTTGCTACAGGCTCATCTGTAATAGGAAATGCAGCATGTGACTTTTCTGGAACTGCTGACCAAGTTACTATTACTGAAAGAATATTACAACCTGAGGAGTTCCAAGTGAACCTCGAGTTTTGTAAGCAAGATTTCCAAGAAGATTGGGAAGCAGTACAAATGGGATATTCAGCATTTGATAAAATGCCTCCTAAATTTTCAGATTTCATTATTGGACATGTTGCTGGATTAGTAGCTGAAAAAACTGAGAACAACATTTGGCAGGGAGTTAATGCAAACGCAGGAGAGTTTGATGGATTAGTAACTTTAGCTACAGCAGACTCAGACGTATTAGATGTAACTACATCTGAAACTTCAATTACATCTGCTAACATTATTGGAGAATTAGGAAAAATCGTTGATTTAGTTCCTTCTTCACTTTACAACAAAGAAGATTTACATATTTACCTACCTCAAAACATGGCTAGAGCTTATGTTAGAGCACTCGGTGGATTTGCTTCTGGTGTTGGTTCTAATGGTACAGATGCAAAAGGAACACAATGGTACAATGCAGGTGGACAACTATCTTTTGATGGTGTAAAAATCTTTGTTGCTAATGGTTTAGCTGACAACAAAGCAATGGCGGCTCAAAAATCTAACTTATACTTTGGTACTGGTTTATTATCAGACATGAACGAAGTAAAGGTTCTAGATATGGCAGACATTGACGGAAGTCAGAATGTTAGAGTTGTGATGAGATTTACTTCTGGAGTTCAGTACGGAATTGGTTCTGATATTGTTCTTTACTCTATATAATTAATTAATAACAGGGAGCTGAAATGCTCCCTTATCTAAACTTTAAAAAATGGCGTGTGATTTATCAATAGGTAGAGCTCTGAACTGCAAGGATGTAATCGGTGGTATTGTAAGAGCTTGGTTCGTAGATTTTGGCGAATTAGGCACAGTAACATTAACAGACGATGAAATTACTGCATTATCAGGAACTATTACTGCTCTACAATATGATTTGAAAGGAACTAATTCCTTAGAAACTGCAGTAAACAGCTCGAGAGAAAATGGAACTACTTTCTATGAAAGTACTCTTACTTTGAGCTTACCAAAATTAACTAAAGAGGACCACAAGGAATTAAAATTAATGGCTTTTGGTCGTCCTCATGTTTGTGTAGAGGATAGAAACGGAAACTTTTTCCAGTTAGGTTTGTATCATGGATGTGAAGTTACTGGTGGAACTATTGCTACTGGAACTGAATTTGGAGACATGAGTGGTTACACTTTGACATTAACATCTCAAGAGGCTTTACCACCGAACTTTATTTCTGGTGGAACATCTTCTGACCCTTATGCGGGAACTGGTGCTACTGTTACTGTAACTGTAGGAACAAATAGTTAAAAGAATATACAATTAACATAATTGTGTAATTTTCGTAATATATAGTTGATTGAGGGGAGGAAGTGATTAGCCTCCCCTTTTTTATTTAAAATATGCAAGTAGTAAAATCAAGTGGAACAAGAATTATTAACTTTATACCTAGAGAGTTAATCTCAGACAGCAAGACTTATAAGCTAGTGATAAAATCAGAAGCGAAAAATAAAGTTATTAATACAGATAATGATGCTACTTTTACAGAATTAGCTTATTATTACCAATATTCAACCACTCAAGCATTGGTTGAAAACAATTACTATACTATTACGATTACTAATATTACGGATAATAAAATAATTTTTAAGGATAAAATGTATTGCTCAGACCAAACACTTTCAGACTATGAAATTTCAAATGGTGTTTACATAGAGCAGAGTACAGGAGATAACGAATTTGTATATTATGGATAACTTACATTTAATACAATTAAATCAATACGAAAGACCAACAATTACCGAAGAGCGTAATAAAGATTACGTTTCAATTGGTGATAATAATGACTACTATCAAGATTTGATTAATGCTTACATGGATAGCACAACTAATCAAGCGGTAATAAATGGAGTAGTAAATCAAATATACGGAAAAGGATTAGAGGCTACTGATTCAGCAGAAAAGCCAGACCAGTATGCACAAATGAAAAGCCTTATAAAAAGTGATTGTCTTAGAAAGGTTTGTCAAGATTTAAAATTATTAGGTGAAGCAAGTTTTCAAATTACTTATGCAGGTAATAAAATTTCATCAGTAACTCATTTTCCAAGAGAAACATTACGTGCTGAAAAAATGAATGATGGAGAAATAAAGAATTATTTTTATGCTCCAGACTGGACAAAAGTTGATAGAAATACAGTATTAAAAAAGTTTCCTGTATTTGGAAGTGGTGCTCAAAATGAAATATACATTATAAAAAGATATGTCACTGGGTTTTATTATTACTCTCCTGCAGATTATAATACTGCTTACGCAACACTAGAAAACGAAATTGCTTGTTATCTAATTAATGACACTCAGAATGGTTTTTCAGGAACAAAGGTTGTAAACTTTAACAACGGAGTGCCAGATAGAGAAAAACAATTAGCAATAAAAAATGATGTAATGAATAAACTCACTGGTAGTTATGGTGAGAAAGTTATCGTTGCATTTAACAATAATGCAGAAAGTAAAACAACTATTGAGGATATTCCACTTGACAATGCTCCTCAGCATTACGAATATCTAAGTGCTGAATGTAGTAGAAAGATTATGCTTACTCACAGAGTTACTTCTCCGTTATTAATTGGTCTAAGAGATGGCAATAATGGTTTAGGAAATAATGCTGATGAGATACAAAACGCTAGTAGGTTATTTAATAACGTAGTAATCCAACCTTATCAGAATTTATTAATTGATTCTTTAGATGAAATACTAGCAGTAAATGGAATTAGTTTAAATCTATATTTCAAAACAATTGAACCTCTTGAATTTATGGATTTAGAGGATATTGATAATGAGGAGGTAGAGGAAGAACAAACAGGAATTAAAGATGAGGAAACTAAATCTGAATTGTTATCTAGCCCTAAAACGTGTTTTCATGACGTCTCAGACGATAAATTAAATATTATAGCCAATGATATAATAAGCTGTGGAGAAGACGAGGAAATTGAAGGATATGAGCTTATTGATAGTCAGTTAGCGACAGACGATGAGGATAATATAATCAGTCACTTCAATTTTGCTAGTGTAGTCAAATCATCTCCGCAAAGAAAAAGTGAGCAAGACACCTCTTTATTTAAGGTAAGATATAAATATTTCCCTGCACAAGTAGGAGAAAAAAGCAGGGAGTTTTGCAGAAAGATGGTGAAAGCTAATAAAGTATATAGAAAAGAAGATTTAGATAAACAAAGCGGTGCTAACTCTGAACTAGCCGCATCTGGAGAATCTACATATAATATTTGGCTTTATAAAGGTGGTGCAAATTGTGGACATGCTTGGATAAGGAATATTTATCTAAGAAAAAATAATAGAAAAATAAGTGTAGGACAGGCTAGAAAAATGATTACTTCTTTACCTATAAAAGATGGAGAAAGAGATAAAGCAAGGTATGAAGAAAACGATAAAAAAGTTGCTCAAAGACCAATAGATATGCCTAACAATGGTTATAAAAATCCAAGAACTAAAAAGAAAAAGAAATGAGTAAAGCCTTATTTGTAACCAGACATGATATTTCAGTATTCACTAATGCAAATGGTAATATTGATGATGACAAGATTCTACCATTTATTAATCAAGCTCAAGATATTCATATACAAAATTATCTAGGTACTGATTTATATGTCAAAATACAAAACGATATTACATCAAGTAGCTTAACTGGAGACTATTTAAACTTAGTCAATGACTATATTAAGCCAATGCTTTTACACTGGTCAATGGTGGAATATTTACCCTATGCAGGAATCAATATTGCTAATGGTGGGGTATATACTAAGAATCCAGAAAATAGCACTCCTTTGAGTAGGAATGACGTAGATAAATTAGTTGAAAGAACGAGAACGACCGCACAATTTTACACAAATAGATTCATAGATTTTATGCAAAACAATGCTCAATCTTTATTTCCAGAATATTACAGTAACAGCCAAGAGGATATGTACCCTGATGATGTTGCTGATTTTGGAGGTTGGGTGCTTTAAATTTTAAGATATGCCAGATAACGAAATAGGATGGGGACAAGGAGCAACTAATAATGATATTGAATGGGGAAAAGCCTATACAAATAATACTATTGGATTTGGTGCTGTTTATCCAAATTCTCCAAGTGGTGATACTGATTTAATTGGTGGTTCATCTGTTGAAGAACACATGAAGTTTGAAGTTACTGTTCCATCAAGCGACCTTTCAATGCAGTTTAGTATTGATGGAAGAACCTTTACAGGAGGTGCAGGTTATGCTTGGGGATATACTATTGATTGGGGAGATGGAACTACTTTTACTCAGCCTTATAGTGCTTCTTACTCCAAAACTCATACACACACTTACTCAAGTGCTAGTTCCTATACAATTACTATTGATTGGCAAAATGCTTTCAATAACACCAACGCTTATTACTCTATAATTATGAATAGTCTTCATAATTATAAACTTACAAAGTGGTTAAGTTGGGGAATACATTTTAAAATAGGAAGTTATAAATCTATGTTTTCGGGGTTAAGAAACATGGTAAATTACTCTAATGACTTTCCAACAGTTTGGAATGTTAATGGACCACTTGCTAGTCACAACTGGCTAGCAACTTTTGGAAACTGTGAGTCTTATAACTCACCAATAAATTTATCTGATTATAATGTAAGTCTATGGACGTCTAGTTCTAGGTATTCAAATACTTTTCAAAATATGTATAATCTACCTCAATTAACTTTACAAAATGAAACTATCAATAATGGAGCTTCTCAAAATCCATGGGTAGACGCTGGTTTTACGCAAAATGTAGGAAGAGATACCTCGTCTGGATGTTTGTTTCAATTTAGTGATATTAATGTGGAAGGAGCAGGAGCTAATAATTTGTTTGGACAAAGACTAGCACAACAAGCGTATTTACATAAAGAAAGTTATTTTAAGAATTTTACTTATGATACTTCATCAATGACCACACATGCTTCATTTAGTTCATTCTTTGGTGCTTGTTATATTAAAAATGTATCTGACAATGAAGATTTAACAATTGATTTTACTGGTTGGAAAACAACAAATAATACAATTCTACCAATAAATCCATATCAATTCGCATCTCAAGGATTTAGAAAAGATGGAGCAACAACTACATCAGGAACTTTAACTATTGATATGACAAGTCCTTATGGCTTAGAATTTCATTATACAGCTAGAAATATGTTTTACGATATATATAACACGAGTAAATGGTCAGGATTAACTATAATTGGAGCTGGTAATTGGACTATTAATAATATTACTAATTCTAATGGATTAAGAAATATGTTTTATAATTGTGGCACATTAGATATTGATTTAACTAATTTTGATTTTACAGGAGTTTCTCAGTTAAATTCATTTCTAAATGGAAACACAGTTCTTACAACTTCAAGATATGAAGAAGCTTTATTGGCTTGGGATGCTAGTGGTGTTCAAAATATAGTAAATTTAAAAATGGCAGGTTCGCAATATACGGCAGGAAGTGCAGCGGAAACTGCAAAAAATAACTTAATAAATAATAAAGGCTGGTCTATTAATGATGGAGGTGCAGTTTAAAAAATAATATTATGCAATGTTTAAAATTTCCTAGTGTAATAACTTACTTAATCACATTTAACAATGGTGATGTAAATGGTACAATTTACGTTGAAACTAATCAAGAATATTGTATGCCTGATTCATGGAGTAGTGAGGAGTTTACTAATAAAGATGAATATATTGAAAGATGCGAAGAGCTTGGTATTGAGCCAGTTTTACCTATAGAAGAAGAATAAATGGGTTTAGTAATAAATAGCACAACAGGAGTAATTGACGTTTCAGCAAGTACCGTTGGAACATACAATGTAGTATATACTGTCGGCAATGTTTCTGCAACTACTCAAGTAACAATACAAGATTGTTCTAGTGGTGAAGATAGTGGAGACAGACAAGGTTCAAGAGACGATGGCGGATAATTTAAAAAATATAGAAATGGATGACCACAATTTATTATTGATAATTAGTTCTTTAATTGGTGCTTTAGGTATTAAGGAAGTATGGGGAATTATAAAGCAGAAAATTGATATAGGAGCTAAAAAAGAAGAGAGAGAAGAAAGTTTTTATATTCAACAAATAAGTGAATTAACGAGCAAAATTGGTCAGCTTGAAAAGAAGATTGAAGTTTTGATTGAAGAAAATATACAACTTAGAGTAAAAGTTGAAAAGATGCAGAACAGATTAATAATGTCTGCAAAAAAAAAGTAAATAAAAAAAGAAATGAGGAAAATTAATCAAATACATATACATTGCTCAGCTACTAGAAAAATAGTAAATGCTGAGACTATAAGAAAATGGCATACCTCTGAACCTCGTAACTGGTCAGATATTGGGTATCATTTCGTTATTACAAATCAAATTGAAGTAGGCAGACCTTTACATAGAAATCCTGCCTCAGCTCGTGGACATAATTCTAATGCAATTGCTATTTGCTATGCAGGAGGGTTAAATCCTAAAACTGGAAAAGCAGAAGATACTAGAACACCAAGACAAAAAGAGTTATTAGTTAAATTAATAAAGAGATTAAAAACTAAGTTTCCAAATGCATCTATTCATGGACACAGGGATTTATCTCCTGACAAAAATAATGATGGTAAAATCGAAGAATGGGAATTTATGAAGCAATGTCCTTGCTTTGATGCAGAAGTAGAGTATGCAGAGTTTCAGCCAAAGAATTTTAAACCAAAAAGTGCCTCAGCTCAAAAACGAAAAAAAACAAAAAAAGAATCAACTAATGAAGAACAAGCAGACTGATTTAGAAGAATTAATAAAAAGCCTAGAGAATATTCCTGTTCCTGAAAGAACTTGCGATATTGAAGATGAAAATTGTGAAAGCTGTAGTGGATGAAAAAATTAAAAGACACTAAAATAGGAACACTATTAAAAGAGAAAGCACCTAAAGTTTTAGAGATTATTGGAGATGTTCTACCATCTAATGGTACAATGGGAATATTAAAGAACATTATATCTAAAGACCCTGATTTAAGTCCTGAGGATAAAGAACAACTACATAGACAAGTCGTTGAAATGTATAAACTAGAAGTAGAAGATAGAAACTCAGCTAGACAAAGAGAAGTTGAAATGGTTAAAGCTGGTTCTGATGACTGGATGATGAATGTAACTGGTATAATTGGTCTTTCTAGTTTTGTTTTTCTAATATTTGCTATTGTTTTTATCACAGTACCAGAATCAAATTCTGAATTATTAATTCATACAACTGGAATTGTTGAGGGAATAGTGCTTTCAATTGTTGGATATTACTTTGGTTCTATAGCTAAAAAGAACAACTAATAAAAAATTTTATATATTTGACAAACTTGTTGAATGAAATCTCATAAAAAAAGATGGAGGGATAAAGGTAATCCTCGTTATCGCCTCAACTCAGACGAAGCACAAATTATAAACGATTATAGAAGATTAAAACAGGAAGCAGAAGCTGAGGGTTTAAATCCAAATGATATTCATAGTGGTTGGATAAAAAACAAAAAAGCCAGTTTATATTTTAAAAATCCAAATTTTAAACAAAACGATTTAAAGGAGTTTAAGCAACAATTACTAAACGAACTTAAAGAATATTCACCTAACTTTGAAAAGATTGTAAAACCTAAGGTAAATGATGGACATTGCCTTTTAATATCTCCTGCGGATATTCATATCGGTAAATTATGTAAATCTTTTGTAAGTGGTGAAGAATACAATAAGCAAATAGCAGTTCAAAGAACTTTAGAGGCTATTGATGGCATATTACAAAAGAGTAATGGTTTTAATATAGATAAATTAATTCTAGTTATTGGTAATGATGCAATGCATATTGACACATCAAGCGGAGGAAAGACTACAAAAGGAACAGTTCAGGATGTTGATGGTATGTTTTTTGAGCATTTTCACATTGCAAAAAGATTATATATTAATATTATTGAAACTCTGGTTTCTTTTTATCCAGATTTACACGTTGTTTATAATAGTAGTAATCACGATTATTTGACTGGGTTTTGTTTAGCAGATACGATAGCAACATACTACAGAAAAAGCAAGAATATAACTTTTGATATTAGTTTACAACATAGAAAGTATTATACGTATTATGATAATCTAATAGGTTCTACTCATGGAGATGGTGCTAAATGGGATTTATTGCCTTTATTAATGGCAGATGAGTGTTCAGAATGGAGTAGATGCAAGTATAGATATATGTTTACACATCACGTGCACCACAAAATATCAAAGGATTTGATAGGTTGTACTTTAAGCAGTTTCCGTAGTCCTAGTCCTGCAGATAGTTGGCATTCTAAAATGGGATATACTTCTTCTAATAATCAAGGTATTGAGGGAGTAGTGTTTTCAAAGCATAATGGACAAGTTGCTAGAATAACACATTTGTTCTAGCCACCCTATAGCCACCCTATACCAATAAGAAAAGAAAAAGAAAAAGAAAAGATTTTTTGCTTCCGATTTGGTTCGTATTATAATTATACTTATAATTGTAAAGAATTTAAAAATTAACAAAATGAAAACATTTAAAAACGTAAAATTATTTCAATCACAAGATAGACAAGGATTTTTAATTTCTTTAGATATTGAAGATTTAAAAAATGATACATACTCAGAAGAAAAATTAATCAATTGGTTAAAAAATAATCATAATGAAATTTATTGGGATATTGAATTGCATGAAAATGGAACTGTGAATTTAGAACAATATACAGATGGCTATAGAATTGTGTTCAGTGGAGACAATGGAATTTTTATTCTTGAAGAGGTAGAAATTGAAAGAATAGTATTTAATCCAATGACATAAAATAATTAAAAAAACAACTAAATAATAACTAATAAAAAACGAAAATTATGCAACTAAATAGATATAAACAAAATTTAAGAATCGAAGGAAATAGAGTTATCAGTTACGTAACACACGTTGCTACAATTGACTGGTCAAACAGAGAACTACATCAACTAGGTTGGTGGAGTATGACAACTCAGAAGCATATTAATTACGTAGCTAGAGAATATAATCTAGATTTAATTGATAAATCATGAGTGATAAAAAACAAATGTATGTGCATGAAACCCTGACGTTCTTTGAGGACTCAGGGGAATTGCACATAGAATGCGAACAAGGTTGGATTGTGTGGAACTTAGAGACTTTATACAATGATATTCCTCACATGTTACAATATTGTTTAGAAGAACATAAGAAAAAAGATAAAAGAATAAAACAAGAAATAACTGATATTTGTAAGAAAAAATAATTATATTTACAAATATGAATACAAAAAATAAAATTATGAGTAGACAAATTAGTTACACGACAAGAACATTTTATGTTCCTGCAGAAAAAATTGATACACTTGTAGAATTTCAAAACAAGTGCAAATCAAATGGACACAAATCTTATTCCGAGGTTTTGTTAAAACTGATGGAGCAATACAATGAAAAATGACTAGGCAAGAAGAATATATTTTGCATAGAATAAACGAACAAAGCCATGAATGGTTTGCTCACGAAACTAGTTCTTATAACTACGATAGATTATTAAACTTGATAAAAGCTATCAAATATAATTACCAGTTGCTTGAGAATATGAAAAAGACTGGACACCTAAATATGAATAAACTAGAAATTCATAAAAACAGGATGGACAGATACATGCAAAAAGTAGAAAATATTGACTGCATTTTAAAAGAAAACAACTATAACTACAATCCAAAAAGGATTGAAATAATCAAAAAAACAATCACTAAACTTAAATATTATGAAAATCAAAAAAATAGCCGAAGATTACAACCTTACAAAGGATGACTTTTGGCAACACAGACAGTCAGGCAAATGGATTCTAACCCACAGTGCTTGCGAAAAAATAGCTAAAAAATGTAAGATACAGTTTGGAGCTCCTACCATATTTAGAGATGACAATAAGAACATCGCTATGGTTGGGGATGCGAAACGTGGAAACACTGTAGTATGGTCCACTGGAGAGGCTTGTCCAGAGAATTGCAGAATGGCATATCCTTTCAGCATGGCAGAAAAGAGACTCAAAGATAGACTCGTTCTTAAATTAATCGATGCTCATGAATATGGTATCAGTTCAGAAGAAGAAGCTGAGGCATTTGAAAAAAGAAACTCGTGATGACAGATGTATCAAAATTCAGAATCCGTTGTTCTGCTATAAATAAAATTATGGCAAAGCCAACTGGAAAAAGATTGGTGTCTGCAGGAGCAGAAACATTCTTAAAACAATGGTACATTGAAAAAGTGTATAAAAGAAAGCCAGACATATATTCTAAATACATGGATAAAGGTGTTACTATGGAAGATAATTCGATAGATTTTATTAGTGATTATCTAAACTATGATAGTTTAATGAAAAACGATGAATGGTTGGAGAATGACTATATGCATGGAACACCAGATGTTATTACAGATGATTGTATCATAGAGGTAAAAAACTCTTGGGATTGCTTTACGTTTCCATTACTAGAAACAGAATGTCCTAAAAAAGACTATTTCTATCAATGTCAAGGATATATGCACCTAACAGGACATAAAAAAGCCAAGTTAATTTACGTTCTAATGGACACTCCTGAGCATTTAATTCAAAAAGAATATAGATACAAAGGAGATAATAATCCATTTGAATACGAGGATTTTAGGAAAAAATACCTTTTTAGTGATGTCAAAGATGAATACAGAATAAAAGTATTTAATATTGATTATGACCAAGAAGTAATTAACACAATAGAAGACAGAGTCAAATTATGCAGAGAATACTTAAAAAATATAAAAAAATGAAAAATATATATCATTATATGGTTAATGAAAAAATTGACCTAGATAAAATTAAAATTAAAAAATCTTATGATTATCATAAATTCAGACTAATGGCTGATAATAGACAAATAAATACTCAACATTTAGCCAGATTAAAAGAGTCTATGAAAGAAGATTATTTGTTTACAGTTATAATAGTAAATGAACATTTCCAAGTATGTGATGGACAACATAGGTTTATGGCTTGCAGGGATTTAAAACTGCCAATTTATTACGTAGTTTGCAAGGGTTACGGAATAAAAGAAGTAACGACATACAATGAACAAACATCAAACTGGAGTGTTAAAAATTATCTAGATAGATACGTAACAAATGAATATCCTGAATACATTAATTATAAAATTTTCCAGAAGAAATATGGTTTTCCTCATAGAGCAAATATTACATTACTTTGTGGAGAAGATTACAGAACTCACGAACTACTATTTAAAAAAGGAACTTTTAAAATTAATAACCTACAAAGAGCAATTGATTATGCAGAGCAAATAACTAAAACTAAAAAACTATATAAAGATTATAAACGAAATAATTTTATAGGTGCGTTATATAAACTGATGCAGAAAGATGTTTTTAGTATGGATGAGTTTCTTAAAAAGTTTGAAATAAAATCATCTATGATGAAGAACTGTACTACAGTAAAAGAGTATATTGATATTATAGAAGAAATATATAATTTCAAAAGAACACAAAAAGTAAATTTAAGATTTTAACAATAAAATAAATAAAGATGGAAAAACAAAAAATAGTCTATTGTGGTGGAGGGAAAAAAATGGGAGCAGATTGGCTCAAGGTAACCGTTCACCTAGACAAAGTAAAAGAACATGTATTTGAGTATAAAGGAAAACACTATCTCAAATTAAATGTAAATGTCAAAGAACAAGCAGACCAATACGGAAAAGATGTTTCGTTAAGTGTTGATACTTATCAGCCAGAAGAACAAAAATCTGCCGAGGTCAAAGTAAATGAAAGTGAAGATTTACCATTCTAATGACTAGCGATTACAGATATGAGCATATATTAGGGGATGCTGAAAGACAACGCATCTCCTATCTATTGCTCACAAATAAAAAACCAATCAATTACATATCGTCTAAATTCGGACTATCTAAGAGGTTTTTAACTCATTTATATATTAACCTACAAAAAACAACAAGAACGGATTTAGGAAGTAAGACCGAACCATACTACACTGACGAAATGGATTATGGTAGAACACCAGAATACAAATGGTCGGAACTTTCAGCTAATGAAATAAAAGATTATATTTAATAGAACAGATAAAAAAAATAAAATGAACAATTTACCTTGGTTTAAATTCGACCCATCACAATGGCTCACAGGTTCAATATCCTTTGAAAGAAAATCAATTAAAGGAGCATTTATTGACTTGATGTGTTATTACTGGTCAAAAAAATGTGAAATGACTATAGCTCAAGCAAAACAAGTAACAGGCAGAGAATGGAAGGAACTTTTACGTTCTGGAGTTGTGAAAGTAGATAATGACATTGTGAGAATAGATGCTTTAAAAAATCAATATGATAAGATGTTAATTGACTATGAACGTGCTGTTGCTAATGGGCGAAAAGGTGGATTAGCCAAAGCAAAGAAAACTAAAAAAATTACTTACGATAATAACAATCTTTTGAAAGTACAGCCAGAAGTTCTTAAATTACTAGGAAATGACAAATGAGAATTTAAAATATTTATTTGATTTTAAAGATGGTAAGATAAAAAAAGGCTTGACTATAGACTGCATACTAGATGATTATTTTGTTTATAAGCAGGGAGAATTTAACATGGTGTTAGGACTTGATAATGTAGGAAAAACTAACTGGATAATATGGTACTTAACAACACTAGTCAAAAAATATAATAAAAAGTTTGCAATCTGGAGTGGAGAAAATAAGACTGGTCAAATTATAAGAGACATTATACAATTTTGGACAGGAACTAATCTTAAAGAATTAAAGAAAAGTCAGATTGAATTTTATCATAATATAATAATTAAACACTTTTTTTTTATCCCAAACAATCGTCTTTATGACCATAAACAATTACTAGAAATATTTAATAAACTAGAAATTGATGGTGCATTAATTGACCCATATACAGGACTAAATCACAATAGGAGAGTAGCACAATTTGAGAGGAATTACGAAGTATGTAATGATGTACGAAAATTTTGTAATGAAACTAAAAAAAGTATTTACATATCTATACATCCACAAACAGAATCTGCCAGAAGAGTATATCCTCCAGACCATATATTGAACGGACATATACAACCACCAAGAAAAGCAGACTGTGAGGGAGGGCAAGTTTTCCCAAACAGAGTCGATAATTTCATTTGCCTACATAGATTAATTAATAGTAAGGAATTATGGCATCAAACGGAAGTACATGTTTACAAAATAAAAGATAAAGAAACTGGAGGAAAGCCAACAAATCTAGGTGAACCACTGAGGTTTGACTGGAATCAAGGACTAGGCTTTACGATAGGAGGAATTAACCCAATAAAACAAATAAAATGAGATACACTTATGAAGATATAAAAACATTCATGGAATACACATCATGGACAGACAAAAAGAAAATAGATAAACTTCTAGAAATAGACTGCAGTTTATATTGCAGTTTAGGTTCTGATTCAAAACAATATGAAAGAGATGAGGTTAGGAGAAAAAGCATTGATATTTACAGGACTATAAAAACACTAGACAGAAAACTAGGAGATGAATTTTTATTAACAATGGATTTAAAACAATAAAAAAATGAGAGACATTGAATTTATCACAGCAAAAAACAAATTAGAAATTTTAGCTTACAAAGTAGAAAATAAGTATCGGAATGTTGATATACCAGAAGAATCTAAAAGTGTCTTAGATGCGATATATCATGCCATCAGCGTGCTAATAAGACAAGATAGTGACATAGAAATTTTGAAAAATCAAATAATTGACATAAAATTGCAGAACATAGACGCTTATAAACAAACAGCAGAATTAAAAAAGAAGATAAAATGGGCATAGCAATCACACTGACAATTACTCACATGACTTGCTTTGTCATAGGAATAGTAATAACGCATATAATTGAAAAAGGGTTTAAGAAATAAAAAACATAGAACACTCAATGAGTACAGACAAACAAAGGACTCGCATTATAATAATCCTGTTACTCCTGTTGAGTATAATATTTCTCTACTGTGTCGGATATATCCTAACGACAAAGAACTTGGAGCAGTTATAAGAAAACATTTTCAAGTGAGATGAGTTTAAATGCAAACAAGAAAGGAAAAAGGTTTGAATTAAAAATAGCAAAAGACCTTGCAAAAAAATTTAATACTAATATAAGAAGGACACCAAATAGCGGTGGTCTTTCTATTAAGGGGGACATTCTAACTACTACAGGAATATTATCAGAATATTCTTGGGAATGCAAAAATCAAGAAAAACTAAATATCTGGAAAGCTCTAGAGCAGAGCAAAGGAGATGCAAGGGGAACATTAAAAACTCCTGTTGTGGTCTTTACGAAAAACTTTGAGGATGATTATATTGCTCTAAAATATGATGATTTTGTAAACATCTTATTAGAATTAGATGAATACAGAAGTAAATAACGTATTACATATATTAGTCAAAGAGCAAAAAACTTGGATAAAAATGGCTAGTGATATAACACATAATAGCAGGATTGATTCTAAAGACTTATTGCATGATTTTTATATTACTTTATATTCTAAAATACACAATGGCAAGGTTAAGATTTCAGATATCATGTATAACGATTCATTAAATAAATCGTTTGTATATAAAATGATGAATAATATCTTTATCGATAACATAAGAAAAAACAAAGATGTTTACATAGATAAAGAATTACACAACTTACTCAGAGCAGACAATAGTCCTTACATAGATAAAGAGCAAATTGTAGACGATATATTGAGTGACTTACATTGGTTTGATAGAAAGTTGTTTAACCTATATAGAAAGAAATTTCATAGTATCAGAAAATTATCTGATGCTACTGATATATCTCATGTTGTGGTATGGAGAACCATCAATAATGTAATTAAACAAATAAAAAAAAAGATTAATGAAAAGTAAAGGTCTTGGAGATTCTATTGAAAAGGTTACAAAAGCGACAGGCATAAAGAAAGCTACTGATTGGATATTTGACAAACTAGGAGCTGACTGTGGATGTGATGCTAGGAAAGAAAAATTAAATAAGATGTTTCCCTATAAAGTAGAATGCTTAAATGAAGAAGAATATATTTATTTAAAAGTATTTTTTAGTCGTAATAAAAGCGTAGTAAATAACAATGAGCAGTTACAATTACTTGCAATACACAATAGGGTTTTTAATGCTAATAAGAAAAAGTCTAACTGTGGGAGTTGTGTCAAGGATTTAGTTAATACAATGAGAAAATTATATAATGAATATGAACAAGAAAATAAAAGTAATAGAAAGGAAACTAATTAATTTTTTTAAACATGAAGATACAAAAGATAAACATAAAGAAAATAAAACCGAACCCAAAGAATCCAAGAGTAATTCGTGATGATGATTTCCACCAGTTAGTTCAATCCATTAAAGAGTTTCCTAAGATGTTACAAATCAGACCAATTGTAGTCAATGACGAAATGTTTGTTCTTGGTGGTAATATGAGGCTTAGAGCTTGTCAAGAGTCTGGACTAAAAGAGGTTTATATAATTAAAGCGGATGAACTAGATAGCAAGGAACAACTTGAGTTCATGATAAAAGATAATAATAATTTTGGGATGTGGGATTGGGATAAATTAGCAAATGAGTGGGATACGCAATCTCTCCAAGACTGGGGTATGAAATTAAAATTCCTAGAAGAAGAGTTTGAAATTGAGGAACATAATAATCCTAATGCTTATGATAAACCAGATTCAAGAGATGATGAGTATTCTAACTTTGAGATAGTTCTGAGACATGAAACTAAATTAAAATTTCTAGAGGTTTTAAACGATATTAAGAATAAAAATAAATATACTAAAATAGAGGAGTCAATTCTCCGATTAATTGAAATATACAATGAAAAAAGAAAATGATGCTTTTATAAGTTTTGACAATAGTCAAGCAGGACTAATCATGGATGATTCTAAACATCCTTTATATCCAATAAAATATTGGAATGTTATTAATGGAGTTGGTATGGGAGAAGTTAATCCTAGACACTCTTATTACATTTATTTGTATAGTGGTGTCAGTAACTTAGAACAGTCAGGCAGAGCACCGCAGATTTTAAATGAAGGGATGTTTGCATCTGTTCATGGTGATTTTGTTTTGAAATGTGGTGATAACAGCAAAGCCATTGTAATAGAAACAATTAATGAAAAAGGGGAATATAAAAAAGATAACTTTTCAGCTTACTATATGCTTGGTGGTCCTATTGAAGAAACTGGTCGTTTAAAATATATTGATGGTTGTACTGATAGTTTACTTTTAAATCCTGTTAAAATGGGAAACCCATGTTTAAATCATTTACATTTCCCTCACTCAATTGACCAAACACTACACACACATCCAACACATAGAATCGGAATAGTGGCTAGAGGTCATGGAGAATGCATTACTCCTTTTGGAAACTTACCATTGTATAAAGAAATGATTTTTGTGATAAAAGAGTGGGATGGAAAAACAATGAGAAAAGGATTAGATGGAAAAGATTATCCAGTAGGATTACACGCATTCAGAACATTTGATGAAACAATGGATGTAATAGCTTTTCATCCTGACTCTGATTTTGGAAGTACAGATGAGGTTCACCCTATGATTAACAGAACAATAGTAGATGGTAAAAAGGCTAGTCAAATAGAAGAAATACGAACCAAATGAAAATAAGAAAAAAAGAATTTAAAGAAACATCTGTTTATGAAGAAGCATTAGCTAGGACAAGATATATTTATGAAAATGCTGACCACGTTTCTGTTTCTTTTTCTGGAGGTAAGGATAGCACAGCAGTTTTAAATATTGCTTTACAAGTGGCTAGAGAAAAAAATAAATTACCTTTGCATGTAGTATTTTTTGATGAGGAAGCAATACACCCTCCAACAATAGAATATGTTAAAAGAGTTGCAGAGAATCCAGATATAAACCTTGATTGGTATTGTCTAGAATTTAAACATAGAAACGCATGTTCAAATGAAGAACCTTTTTGGTTCACGTGGGATAAAGAAAAAAAAGATAAATGGGTCAGACCTATGCCAGAAAATGCAATTACTGAACATAAGTATTTCAGAAAGGGAATGAGTTTTCAGGAATTTTGTCAATACATTTATCCAAGAGATTTAGGAAATGTTTATTGTCTAGTAGGTATTAGGACAGAAGAAAGTCTGACACGATACAGAGTTATAGCTAGAAAGAAAAATGACCATTTTATGAATACACATTTTGAGGGAAGTTCTTCCACTAAACGAGCATTTCCAATTTACGACTGGAGTTCAAAAGATGTTTGGTTAGCTGTTAAAAAGTTTGGTTGGGATTATAACACGACCTATGACATTATGAATAAAACTAAAATGTTTGGAAAATATTTAATTCAAAGAGTATGTCCTCCTTTTGGTGAAGAACCATTGCGAGGTCTGTGGATGTATGCAGAATGTTTTCCTGAAATGTGGCATAAGATGTTGAACAGAGTTAAGGGTGTTAATACAGCTTGGAGATATGCCAATACAGAACTGTATTCTAACGCAAGTAAAAAGCCAGAGGATTTAACTTATAAAGAATATTTTAATATTGTTCTAAAGAGTTATGATTTTGATTATCAAAACATAGTGAAAAAGACAGCAAATAGTTATATAAAGTATCACAAAAACAATACTAGTCAAATAGTTCCAGATGAGGAGTATCACCCATTAAGCGGTGTCTCATGGAAATTTCTTTGTGATGTGGTTATTCGAGGAGATTTTAAAGGTAGGCAAAAACCTAAACTAATCAAGAATAGCCAACAAACTATTAACAAATTAAAAATAACATTAGAAGAAGCAAAACTATTATACTCATGAAAAAACAACCACTAGAAAAAATACAATGGATTGACAGAGAAAAGTTAATACCAAATAATTATAATCCAAATAAAGTAGCACCTCCAGAACTAGAACTTCTCAAAATATCAATACTTGAAGATGGTTGGACTCAGCCAATTGTTTGTAATAATGATTACACTATTGTAGATGGTTTTCACCGTTGGACTGTATCTGGTAATAAGGAAGTAAATAAATTAACTGATGGGAAAGTTCCTGTAGTTATTTTAGATAGAGCAGATGAGAACCATAAAAGAATGTCCACAATAAGACACAACAGGGCAAGAGGAACACATGGAGTTCTTGAGATGTCAAAAATTGTAATTGATATGTCAGAGAATGGAGCAACAGGTGAGGAGATAATGAAACGATTACAAATGGAAAAAGAGGAAGTTGTTAGATTATTACAAAGGTCAGGAATACCAAAAGACAAAGTATTTAAAGAGTCTGAATTTAGTAATTCATGGCAACCAAAATAACCAGAAAAAAACGTGAGAATATGGCAAATGAACAAAACTTAAAACCTTTTGAAAAGGGAAACACATTTGGGAAAGGTAGACCTAAAGGAAGTTTAAATAGAAGTACCATTGCTAGAAAGTGGTTAAATACTTCCAGAGTTGGGAAGAATCCTATTACTGGTCAAGAAGAAATATTAAGTCAGGAAGATGTTATTACTTTGGCTATAATCAGAAAAGCTATTGATGGCGATGTACCAGCATATAAGGCTTTATTAGATTCTGCACATGGTACAGCAAAAGACACCATTGATATAAAGAGTGAACATGTAGGAATTGACTTTGACCAATTAATGTCAAAGTTAGGCAAGAATGCTAAATCCTAAATTCAATATATTTTATAATCCAACTAGATACTTTCTTTTAACAGGAGGTCGTGGCTCTGGTAAATCTTTTGGAGTAGCTCTAAATGTATTACTGCTATCACTAGATAATAAGTTCCAACAAAAAATATTATTTACTAGATATACATTAACCTCAGCAAGAATATCAATTATTCCAGAGTTCAAAGAGAAGATTGATTTAATGGGTTGGAATGATAACTTCCACATAACCAATAATGAAATAACAAATTTAATCACTGGAGCAAAGATATTGTTTAGGGGTATTAAAACTAGCTCAGGCGACCAGACAGCAAATCTTAAATCATTACAAGGTATTACTACTTGGGTAATTGATGAAGCTGAGGAGATGGTAGATGAAAACATATTTGACAAAATAGATTTTTCAGTTAGACAACAAGGTTCTAAAAACAGAGTAATAATGATTATGAATCCATCAACTAAGGAGCATTGGATATATAAAAGATTTTATGAGTTGTCAGGTGTTCCATCTGGATTTAGTGGAATTAAAGATGATACTACATATTGCCATAGTACTTACTTAGATAATATTGATAATCTCTCTGAGAGTTATATCCAGAGAATAGAACAAATGAAAGTCAGGCGACCAGAAAGATATAAGCATACTATTGAGGGTGCTTGGCTTGATAAAGCTGAGGGAGTTATTTTTACACGTTGGGAGATAGGAGAATACAGAGAGATAGGACCTACAGTTCTAGGTCAAGACTTTGGATTTTCGTCAGACCCATCAACGCTTATCATGACTAGTATTGATAAGGATAATAAAAGAATATATATTAAAGAATGTTTTTACGAAACTAAATTAACAACCAGTCAGATAGCTGTATTAAATAAAAAGTTTGCAGGAGATAATCTTATTGTTGGAGATTCTGCAGAACCTAGATTAATCCAAGAGTTGTCTAGAGAATGTAATATTGTTGCCAGTATTAAAGGACAGGGTAGTGTTAATTTTGGTATCTCATTATTACAGGATTATGACTTAATTATTGATTCAAGTTCGATTAATGTTGTCAAAGAATTGAATAACTATGTATGGCTTGAGAAGAAAAGTTTAACTCCATGTGGTTCATTTAATCACACTTTGGATGCAATTCGTTATGCTGTAAGCTATCAATTACAGAATCCAAACGTGGGTGAATACTACATTCATTAAAAAAATTAACAGAGGTAGAACAAAAAAAATTAAAAAAAGTTTGTTTGGGATTTGGAAGTTATAATTATAAATACATATATTTGTACTGTAATTAATTTTACAAGAGTTCTTAAACGTATTTAAAATCTAAAACAGCAAGGTAAAATTTGTTAATTTTGTGTAGTAGAGTTATATAGAAATATATAACAAGGAAAGAATCAAGATTGGAATAATAGTAAAGCTAACTATTAACGACCTTTAGTACAGGTCAGTCAGTACCAACGCGACACAAGAATAATAAAAAATCCTATTAGTCTGGGGATGCTAATTTCAAAATGCTAAAAGTCCCTAGTCATTTTAAACCACTTCCAAATAGTCAGTTGGCAAAAGACGTTACCTCGCCAGGGTATCTACTGCAGAACGGAAGTGGTTTTTTTTATAGCCACCCTTAACCCACCCTATAGCCACCCTCTAGCATTAAGATAAGATAAGAAAAGAAAAGAAGATATGGCAGAGCTAGATGGCTCATAAAATGTAAGTATTATAAAAAAAGTTTGGTTGGGATTTGGTTCGTATTGTATTTATATTTATACTTGTATAGAAATTAAAAAAACAAACAAAATGAAAAATTTTAACAACATTAATAAAGTCTTAAATAATCAAATTCAGAATAGAATTTCATTACAGAAAAAAATTGCAAATCATTTAGGTTTGCCTTACAGTATTGTAAATAGGTCAGTAATAATAAATTACAGACATAGCAATCACTTTGTAAATATTATCATTAATAATGATTGGAATAACAAAGTAAATTTTAATTTGAATTTACTTAAATAAAAACAAACAAAATGAAAATAGCATTATCAGTATTAAAAGAACTTTCAGAGCAAAAAAATATTTCTCAATCATTGTTTTCTAAACATCCAATTGATATACAAGAAATAGAAGAGGTATTATATTATGCAAAAAAAATAAGCAAAGAGATTAAAAATAATTAAAATACCAAGAGGCAGCCGATTTATTAGCGTAAGTCCTCAAATAATTAGAAGCTACTGTAACAAGTAGCTTTTTTTTTCTAGATTTGTATATAACGATTCACTAATTAATCCGTTTATATAATAATGAAGTTAAGCATTACAATTCCAGAAAACTTAAATGATGTCAGTCTAGGACAGTATCAAAAATGGTTAAAGATTGCCAAAGATAAAGAACAAGACCATTTCCTGCAGAAAAAAATGATTGAGATATTTTGTAATGTTCCTTTAAAACAAGTATTGCAAATCAAAGCAAATGATATAAAAAACATTTGTTTAGAAATATCTAAGTTGTTTACTAAAGAACCTAGATTCATTGATAGGTTTAATCTTAATGGAAAAGAGTTTGGATTTGTACCTAGTCTTGATGAAATGACTTTCGGTGAATACGTTGATTTAGATACTTATTTGAATGACTGGGATTTGATGCATAAAGCAATGGGAGTATTATTCAGACCAATAACATATAAAAAGAAGAAACAGTATTTGATAGAGGATTATGAAAGAGCTGATAAATACGATATGAAAGATATGACTCTGGATGTTGTATTTGGTGCGACTGTTTTTTTTTACAATTTAAAGAACGAATTACAGAAAGTTATTCTGAGCTATTTGGCGATACAGAAGGAGATAGAATTGCCACAGCATCTTCGGGATTCTCTGCTAAATGGGGCTGGTATCAATCAATATACGGACTGGCAAACGGAGACATCCTTAAATATGATGAGATTACAAAACAAAACATCCACAAGTGTTTGACATTTTTATCATTTGAAAAAGACAAGTATAAACTAGAAACGCAAATGCTTAAAAGCAAAAGATGACAAAAGAAGAAATATTAAATGAATTAACCGACAGGGATTTGTTAAATCCTAATATGGAGATAATTCTAGTGGATGGTTTTGAAGAAGCATTTTTAGGAATAACAGTAGAAAAATATCCAGTTGCAATATATGACTATTGGATATGTCTTGATATTTTAGTTCAGAAAGAGAATCTAAACTTTGATTATGCTATTGATAGTCTTGACGAGTTTATTGCTCAGGATTTAGGAAAACACACACCAATATATATGAAACCAGTATGAACAGTTTTTACAACATAACAGATAAAATTAAACAAGTAGTATCAGCAGAGCCATTTAATAATGAAATGACTTTTGGAGATATATCAGATATTGACCTAAAAAAACAAAGTTTATTTCCATTGGCTCATTTAACTGTAAATAATGCAACAATAAATGACAACTTTGTAAATCTTAATATGACTATCTTTTTTATGGATATAGTCGATAGTAGTAATGAGCAGACAAGAGATTACTTTACTGGAAATGACAATCTCCATGATATATTAAATACTCAATTGGCTCTAGCTACTAGGATGATGAGGGTGTTACAAAAGAGCAATTTATACACTGACAAATTTGAATTAATTAATCCAGCTACTTGCGAACCATTCACAGAAAGATTTGACAACACTCTAGCAGGATGGGCGGTTACGTTTGATGTAGGTACTAAAGACGAAATGACTTTTTGCTAATGAGTGAGTTTAGAAAGGCATTAGAGAAATACGCTAAGTATGTTATTCAACAGTCAAGAAGTAATTTGACTAAAAAGAAAAACAATGCATCTAAGCAATTATATAATAGTCTAGAATATAAAATAACAGGCGACAGAGTAAAGTTTATTAGTGAAGATTATGGAGAGTTTGTTGATAGAGGAGTTAAAGGTTCTAAATCAACTTATCCTGAAAGCTCTGCCAGTCCATTTAGATATACCACTAAACAACCACCAAGTTCAGTATTTGATAAGTGGAGTATAAGAAAAGGTATTGCACCAAGAGATAGTAAAGGAAGATTTATTAATAGACAATCACTTAATTTTTTAATTGCTAGAAGTATCAAGAACAAAGGAATTAGAGCAACATTATTTTTTACTAAGCCATTTGAAAGAGGTTTAGATTTATACGGAGACGAAATAGTTGCAGGATATTTAGAAGATAAATTAAATTTACAATGAGTACAATAATAAGAACAAGAAGTCCTTTCTTTATAAGGACACCACAAGAGACTAGTAGTCTTTTAAACTACTTTCAAATTAATATACAATTACATGGAGGACAAAGTGGTTCAAGCGAAATATGTGATGATTTATATGCCGCTTATCAATTACAGAAAACACCATTAGGAAGTGAAACATCTGTTTCATTTGATATTAGCGAAATAGTAAATGATAATATTCAACAAATATTTACAGGAACTTATTCTGACTCATCTGTGAAAAGTTCTATCTGGGTAGTTGTTCAAACCTCAGCAAGACAAATTGATGGTAGTATAATTGGCTCAGTAACTTCAAATACTTATTTAGCTCAAGAAGGATATAATAAATTTAAAGAGGGCGTAAACTATACAGTAGAACCTATTGCAATGATGACAGGAACATATTTTGAATATCATAAAGGAAGTCCACTTACGATACCAATAAATTCCGAGAGAGTTAGTCAGGTTCAATATATAAGTGCTAATGGCATTACAGTTGGAACGCAAAATTTTACTGATAATGGACATCAGAATCAAAAAATAGAATATTCTCAATTTACTGCTACAGATGTTAAAGATGTTGCAAGAGTTAAAATAACTTATGACACAACAAATTTTACAACTATTTATACAACAGAAATTGAAGAATGCAAATATCCAGTTAATAAAATAACATTTGTAAATAGATGGGGAGCAATGCAAGATTTATTCTTTTTTAAGAAATCAACAGAAAGTTTAGATGCTACTAGAGAGAACTTTAATTCAAGTATATTTAAAGCAAGAAGTGTTCAGTTAGAGCCTGGCGAAGAGCCTGGAGACGATTGTGATGAAACTATTACTTACAACACTTATTCAACAACAGCACACTCAAAGAAAACATTTAATGCTAATGCTACAGAATCTATTCTGCTAAACAGTGGATTTGTTAATGAATTAATGAATCCATTTTTTGAGGAGTTAATGGTTAGTGAATACATTTGGCTAACTGATTCTAGTGCTAATATTTATCCAGTTAATTTAAAAGAAAGCTCATTTGCTAAAAAGACAGGATTAAACGATAGATTAATAAACTATACAATGAGTTTTGAAAAATCATTCCATTTAATAAATAATATTAGATAATGCAAAAAGTAATTCTATACATACAACCTAAACTAGTAAATACTGAAACAGAGCAGGACTATGTTAGAGTTGATTTAATGGAAGAAGAATTAATTACTTTGACTCAAGTTATTCAAGATGTAAAAGATATTGAGAAACTGTTTACAGACTATTCTAGGACTTTTAACCTACCTGCGAGTAAAACCAATAACAAAATATTTAAATACTGGTTTAATCCAGACGTAAACCAATTTAACAGCCAAACCTTTAGTAAAGCAAAAATTGAATTAAATCATTTTGAGTTTAAGACTGGTACAATACAATTGAATGAAGTTATAATGAAACATAACAAACCATCAATGTATAAAGTAACATTCTTTGGACAAACTACAGATTTTGCAAATTCTCTTGCTGAGGATGAATTGACTGACTTGATTTGGTTAAATAATTTTAGCCATGATTTTACTTTAGAAACTCAATCAGGAACTACTTACCCAAATGTAAAAGATGGTTTAGAAAATGGTTTAAATTTTACTGTGGATAGTGTTACTTATAACGATGCTATCATTTATCCTTTAATAGCTCATTCTTTGAGTTATATATACAACTTAAATGCAGACCATCAAAATCCAGTAAATATTTCTACACACTCATCAAATGACCAAAAAAGAGGAGTTTTGCCAGTAGATTTAAAACCTGCTGTTTCTGTAAAAATGATTTTAAAAGCAATAACAGAAAAATATAATATTAATTTTAAATCAGGAGGTTTCTTTGATTCAGACGTATTTAACGATATGTATATGTGGCTACATAGAGAAAAAGGACCAATGGTATTAAGCAAGAGTAAAAACTTTATTGATGTAAGCAATTTAACTTGTGGAAATATATCTGGAGGAGGTACAAATCCAGACTGTACTCAATTAACTGACCAAACATTTACACCACCATCAGGAAGTATTCTAGGAGGTAAAACTAATTTTCAGCAAAGAGGTTGGTTCTCAATAACAACAGGAAACAACGAAAGACGAGGAGTTTTCTTTTATAGTGCATATATGTTTATGGCTGATGAAAACCATCAATTTACTGTGAATGTAACTCCCAACGTAAACAATGTTCCATACACAATTGAAATAGTAAGAGACAACAACAATGAAGTCTATGCTAGAAGCACAAACAATCTAGGTGCAAGTTCATTGACTATGGAAATATTTACTGACCCAGATTCACCATTTAATCCAACTGGTAATAAATTAAATAGAGCTGACTTGTATTTTTTAAGAACTGGTGGTTTAAATATATTTGGAACACACCATGAATTTTATGCCAGAATAAGTTGCGAAGAAGCTATTACTGTAAATATGACTTATGACTTAGTAAGGTCTTGGACAGCTCAAGCACAACAAGGCGGTTCAACTGAAACAGTTAGTGGAAGAATGACAATGTCAAACAGTATAACGGTAAATACAGAATATATACAAATTACATCACAACTTCCTAAACTAAAAATAAAAGACTTTTTAAATGGTTTATTTAGAAAATACAATTTAATTGCCAGACTAAATTTTCAGAATGAGATAATAGTTGAGCCATTAGATAGCTTTTATGATGGTGGACAAACTTTTGATTTAACTGAATATACAGATACTGAACAGCATACTGTTGGAGAGGTTATACCATTTAGCGAAGTGGACTTTGAATACTCAGAACCAAAGACAATACTTGCTCAACAATTTGAATTACTTAATAATAAAAAATACTCAGAATTAAATTTTCTATCTCAAGCCAGTAATAAAAATATATATCAAATTAAACTACCTTTTGAGAGTGTTATTTATGAAAGGTTATTTGACCAAGGCGATGGAACTGCAACATCAATACAAGTAGGAACATTTTTAAATGAAGATTTAGAACCAGATATAGGAATGCCACTTTTATTTTATGGCATACATCAAACAACATCCACAACGAATATAAATTTTGTGTATTCTACTAGAGAAGATTTATCACAAGGTAATCACTCAAATTTTAGTTTGAATACATACTGGATACCTAGTGCAAACAACGAGTTAGGAACATCAACAACTCCACCAGATTACAATCTAAATTTTGGTAGTGAAATAAATACTTACACTTTGACAGATTATGCAGGAGTGAACAATAGTTTATTTGAGAAATATTATAAAAATTATATTTTAAGATTGTTTAACACTAGAACAAGGATATTCAAATTTAAAGCAATACTACCTTTAAAAGTATTATTGAATCTAAGTCTAGATGATTTGATTATTGTAGGAACAAGAGCTTTTACAATAAACAAAATGACAACGAAACTACAAAGTGGAGAAACAAATTTTGAACTGTTAAATGAACCAACAATTATTAGAGTAGGAATTGAATATGATTCTGCATCTTATTGCACAACAGATAGCGACCCTACCCCATCAGTTCAACCATCTGGAGGAACATTTAGCGTAATTTAAAAAATATGAAAACAATATTAGAGGCATTAGAATTTTGTAAGGAGAACAAATTGTATTCTCCATATATTAAGATAGCATTAGGTATTAACAAAGTACCATTAACATTTAAAGAGGGGTTTAATCAATTAAGAATGAAGAAATGAGTAATAAGGTCGTTACAGTAACATTAAAAACAGATACAAAACAAACTGATAAAAAACTTGATAAAGTTAATAAGAGTTTAAAGAAAACTGAAAAACAGGCTAAGGAAACAGGCGGTGCAATGACATCAGCTTTCAACGCATTACCAGCCTCTGTTCAAGGATTAATAGGTCAGGTTAAAAATTTAGGTACATCTTTCAAAGCAATAGCGGTTGGTGGAGTTGTAGGAGCAATTGCAGGACTAGGAACATTATTTGTTACTGCTACTAAAAAAGGAGCTGAGTTTGCAAAACAAATGTCTACTCTAGAAGCTGTTTCTGGAGCAAGTGCTATTGAGATGGGAAAAATGGCGGAATCCGCTAAACAGTTAGGAGCAAGTACTCAATTCACAGCAATGCAAGTTGGTGAGCTACAAACTGAATTTGCTAAGATGGGATTTTCTACTGACCAGATTCTAGCCTCAACAGAAGCAACACTAGCCTTAGCCGCATCAATGGAAGTAGGGTTAGCAGAAGCAGCTACTTTAGCAGGTTCAACTGTAAATGCTTTTGGATTAGAAGCTGAGGACACTCAAAGGGTAGTTGATGTATTAGCAAAGAGTACAAGTACAAGTGCATTAGATTTCAGTAGTTTAACAGAATCATTAAAAAATGTAGCACCATCAGCCAAAGCAACGAATGTAACTGTCGAAAAAACTACTGCATTGTTAGCGGTATTAGCTGATAATGGTATAAAAGGAAGTAGAGCAGGAACTGGATTAACAGCCGCCTTTGTTGAATTAAATAAAAAAGGATTAACATTAGAAGAAGCTTTAAAACAAATTGGAGAAAGTTCCAACCAATTAGGTACTGCGATGGACATAGCAGGAAAACAAGGTGGTAAGGCTTTATTAACATTAACAGGACAAGAAGATAAAATTGATAGATTAACTCTATCCTTAGAAAACTCAGCAGGTGCGGCTCAAGAAATGGCTGAGGTAAGATTAGATAATTTAGCAGGAGACACGACTAAATTAGGTTCAGCATGGGAAGGATTCTTATTATCAATTGAAGATGGAGAAGGTATGTTTAACAGTATTGCAAGAGGTATAGTTCAAGCCACTACAGCCTTATTAAACTTTATCACACCAACAACAAAACTTTCTGAGCAGTTAGAAAAAGAAAGAATTGAACTATTCAAGACAGAGGCTGAACTGGATAGACTTGACACCAAAATGCAAGATGCTACTTTATCAGAAGAAGAATTAAAACTGGTGCAAGATGAACGTATCGCAATTATACAAGATTTAAAAAAGGAATATCCTGATTTATTAAAAGACATAAAAGCAGAAGAAGTTTCAACTCAAGACTTGAAAAAAGCTATTGATGAAGTGAATAAATCTTTAATCAATAAAATATTAATTCAAGAAAAGGAAGAAGAGATAATGGAACAAGCTGAGGAATCAGCAGAAGAACTTAATGACTTGCTTGAAAAAGAAGCTGAAACAAGAGATTTCGTTGCTAAATTACAAGCTGAATATACAAAACTAGGACTAGAGTTTCAAGAGACTGACCCAGTTAAGTTTCAAAAAGAATTAAACGATGTTATAGAAAGAGAAAAACAATTATTAAGGGAGGGCAATGGAGAAAACAAACTTAAAATTGGTCAATTATCTACACTACAAAAAAGGCAAAATGATTTATTATTTAAAATAAAATCAGTAAATAAAGCTGAGGAAAATTATCAAGAAGAAGTTGAAAAAGGAAATGTTCTTTTAAACGAAAAAGATGCTATACTAAAAAGACTGGGTATTACTCAAGATGAAGAAATTGAAAAAACAGAAGAAAGCAATGATGCTACAAGTGAAGAAATTGAAAGCATTACAAGTTTAATCAAGATTCAGGAAGATTTACTGGAACAAGCTCAACAAATGCCAGAATCAACTGAGGCAGAATTGAAAGCTAAAAATAGAAAGATTGATGCTATAAATACTGAAATTAAAAGACTTAAATCTCTAGGGGTAGAACAAAAAAAGGAAAATAAAGAAACAACAGATTTAATTGCTTTAAAACAACAAGAGCTTAAAGACATACAAAATACTGAGGCGGCAACTAAAAAAGAAGTTGCTCAAAGAAATGACAGGATAAAAGCAATACAAGACGAGATTAAAGAACTACAAAATCTTTCATTAAAAAAACTTGGTATTGAAAAAATTGATACTGAATCTTTGCCGAAACTAGAAAGAAGAGAAGCTAAAAAAGTCAAAGTAAGAACCAACACAGAAGACCAAGTTAATAGATATGTAAGAAAGGTAGAGGATTTGACTGTTGATTATGTAAGAATGACTGAGGAAGAGAAAAGAGCACTCAGACAAAAAAATGTTGAATTTACAGCCAATGCTCTAGCACAAGCCTCTTCTATAATTTCAGGATTTGCTGAATTGAATCAAGAAAAGTTTGATACTTTAAATGAAAATGTTATTCAAGAGCAAGAAAGATTAAGTCAGCAAATACTAAATAATGAATCATTAACAAATAAGCAGAAAAGGATTGAGATTGCAAGAATGAACGCTGCCAAAGAAAAAGAACTAGATGCTAATAACAAAAGAGCTGAGAGAGCTTTTAATGTTCAAAAAGGTGCTAACATTGCAACAGCATTAGCAACAACTTACTTGACAGCAGTACAAGCCTATCAATCACAGTTTATGCCAATTCCTGACCCTTCCTCACCAATTAGAGGTTCGATAGCGGCAGGTCTTGCTGTTGGAGCAGGACTTATGAATGTGGCACAAATAAGAAGGCAAAAATTTGAAGCAGCCTCTTTTGCACCAGTAGAATTACCTCAACCAAACTTGAGTGCAGGTGCAGGTGGTGGAGCAGATGGTGGAGCATCACAAACGCAAGCACCTAGTTTTAATGTAGTAGGTCAATCAGGATTTAATCAAATTGCAGGAGCTTTAGGTTCAGCAGGACCAATTCAAGCATTTGTGGTTTCTGGTGATGTAACTACTGCTCAACAATTACAAAACAATACAATTACACAAGCAACTTTTTAAAATAAAAAAACATGGATATAGTAGAATTAATATTAGACGAAGAAAACGAAGAAATGGTCGGTATCGATGCAGTCAGCATTGTAGAAAATCCAGCTATTGAAAGTGATTTCATTGCATTGTCAAAAGAAGAAATAAAACTGGCTAAGGTAGATGAAGAAAAGAAAATACTTATGGGTGCGGCCTTAATTCCGAACAAACCTATTTTCAGGAAAAGAAATGAAACAATGTTTTATGTATATTTTTCTAGAGATACAGTTAGGAGAGCAAGTGAATTATTCTTTCAAAATGGTAATCAAAACAACGCAACACTAGAACATGAGATGAGCGTGAATGGTTTAACTGTAGTAGAGTCTTGGATAGTTGAGGATTCTAAGATGGATAAATCTGCTAAGTATGACCTTGAAATGCCTGAGGGTACTTGGATGATTTCAATGAAAGTAGAGAATGAAGAAATCTGGAATGATTATGTCAAAACTGGTAAAGTAAAAGGATTTAGTATTGAGGGATATTTTGCAGATAAGGCACAAATTAAAAAACCAGATACAAAAGCAGAGATGCAAGCTATTGAAGAAGAAGAAGCTGAATACATGTTGAGCAATATTATAGCAGTAATTAAAAATGACAAGAGAACTAAATCTGGTAAAAAGATAGAATTAGAAACTTACAATGATTATCCTCAGGCAGTAAGTAATAATGCTAAAAGAGGAATTGCTTTAAATGAAAAAGTTAATAATAAATGTGCCACGCAGGTAGGAAAAATTCGTGCAACACAGCTCCGAGATAAAGAAAAACTCTCAGTACAAACAATAAAAAGAATGTACTCTTATTTATCAAGAGCTCAGGAATATTATGATGAGGGTAACAATCAAGCGTGTGGTACTATTAGTTATTTATTGTGGGGAGGTAAAGCAGGTTTAAGATGGTCAGAAAGCAAATTAAAAAAACTAGGAGAAATTAAATTAAAATCAATTGCAGTTGATGACAGCTTTGCAATTATTGACGACAGGCTTGCATATTCCGATAAAGAGAAAGCCTTGGAAATGGCACGTAACATAGGTTGTCAGGGCTTTCACGTTCATGAGTTTGATAATAAAACGTGGTATATGCCTTGCGAAAAGCATTCTATGGCTGAGGTTGGACCAAAGGGAGGTATAAAAAAAAGTCCTAAAGCACCAAAGTCAGACACACCAAATAAAAATCCAAAAGGAAAAGGTACTGCAAAAGGAGATGCCTCAACAAGTAGAGGTGCTAAAGTAAGTAAACAAGATGAATCTACATTACAAAAAAAAGCAGATGATTTTAACGAGAGATATAAAAAGAAACTAGGTTATGGAGTAACTATTGGTCAGCTAAAAACAGTTTTTCAAAGAGGATTAGGTGCATTCAATACATCACATTCTCCAAATGTAACAAGTGCAAAGCAATGGGCATTTGCCAGAGTTAATGCTTATTTATATCTAGTTAAAAACGGAAGACCACAGAATCCAAAATATAATACTGATTACGATTTATTACCAAGTAAACATCCTAAATCACCAAAAAAGAAATAATATGAAAAGTAAAAAATTTGTAACACCTAGCAGAACAAGTCCTAAAAATACTAAACGTGGTTGTCTTTG